GTGTAATAATTAAATTTCTATACCTATCTATTTAGATGATATCGTCAGCGTTAGTTCCAGTCTTAGCTTCCCACCATTGAACTTGAAGATCTACAGTAAACTCTTCAATTTCATTTTCATTATTATATGAAAGATCAATCTGAGAAACACTTGTTGGAAATACACCATGTACTATATACTTTCTCAAAACATCAATCTTATTGTTATTGACAACATTAGGGGCTACACCAGGCGCCCTTGAAAGTTGAACAACATTCATATCAGTTTGATAATCGCTTGGATTAATAGAACCAGATCCATCAGATACCTTAACAATATAGTTCATCCATCTTTCAAACAATGATCTCCACTTAAAGTCGGTGTCATTAATAACCGTAATAGTCCAGACATCGAAGGTTCTATCACCAGCAACTTTAAGGGTCCTTCCTCTAAAAGGAACTGGCACTTCTGCAATAGTAGATGCCGGAAGCCCTGCAGCTTTAATAAGCATTAAATCATCTTGGTCAAAGTTTGGGATATTTAATCTTGAAAAGACTCCCCCGATGGAGGGGGTTCCGCTTTCTTGAGTTCCAAAACTTACTTCAAAAAGATTACTTCTGGCCCCACCACCAACAAGTTTTGTTTTGAACCTATCAATAGTTCTATCTCTAAAATTAGGCATTTGTTTTTCTCCTTAATTAAAATTAAACTGAACCTACAATGGTTTCGAACGAAACACCCGTTCTGGTAGCAACAAAGGTGAGACCAATGAAATTGATAGATCTAATTGGTTTCAAATAGATGTCTGCAATAAACTCATTTCGATCTATGACATCTGGAGTGTTATTGGATTCGTCACAAATTAAGAGGAAATCAGAAAGCCCTCTTTTTGCTTGAACATCTCTAAGAAATGGCTCAACAATATTAATAAAGTTTGCTCTTGTAGTAGCATCATTAAATTCAAAAAGTTGCGAGTCTGCCGCACTTCTAACTGCCTGTTCAATAGTAATAAACAATTTCCTTACATTAATACGATCAAAAGCAGAAGTGTAATTAAGAGCAGTTTTATCACCGAATAATACAATACCAGATCCCGGTAAGGAAATAATTGGGTTAATTCTTTGAGAATATAACCTATCTCTACCATCTTGACTTGGGCTATATGCAAGCTTAATTGGGAATCTAAGAGTTCCTCTCGATTTTCCTGCAGGTGAGTACCAGGGAAACTGTTCAATATCAGTTCTCACGCAAAGTCCAGCCACATCTGCAGAACAAGGCATGTACACAAACTGTTTATTAAATCTGTCAAAAACATATTGATATCCACTATCAAATACTGCATAGGACGATGACGAAAGCGTACTGAAGAATGAAAGGATATTTTGTAATTGAGTAGATTCAATATTCACATTTACCACACCATCTCTATAGGGTGAAATAAACGCTAAACAATCTTTTCTCCCTTCAGCAATACTGATCAGTTTATTTGCTTTTGCTTGCTCAATTTCTTTACCCAATGATGCACTTCCTTGAAGCAAATAATTCACTGGAGTTGATGTATCATTCGCAAACTTTTCATATGCTTCAGATAAATCATCTAAGGTAACTTCAAATCCACCTATGATATTTTGCCCACTGTAGTCATGACCACCAGTAAGGGTAAATGATTTATTACCAATTGAATTGAAAGTTTTTCCTTCAGCGTTCCCACCCCAGTTACCAACAGATTCAGATTCTGGAGAAAATCCTGAACTGAATTTGGAGGTTACAGGATCCAACTTCCAAAAGTTATCTGTAGAATCCCCAAGAGATTTACCTGCATAAATGTATCCAGAATTCAATGCAAGATAATCTTTATAGTAAACATTTAATGATGGAGATACTGTGGTATCAACTGCCTTAGAAAGATTGGTAAACTTCTCAAGAAGTGTCTGAGGACTTCCTGAAATATTATTTGATTTTTTACTATCAATAACTACAACATGGATTGCATCATTTGCACCACCTCTATCAATAACATATTGATTATTTGTTGGCTTGGATGCAATGCTTCTCCAATTCAAATTGGTGTAGTCACCGTCAGCAGTACTCAAAATTAATTGAGTATTATACCAGTCATCTACTTTGTTTGGAGTTAAAGTAGTAGTTGCAGTGCCAACAACAGATCCTGCGGTGTGAATTCCTACAGCGTTAGTTGTGAATGCATAAGTTCCATTTTCAGTGTATGCTGTAGGAGTTTCAGTTGACCCGATTACAGTAGAAAGAACTTTAACATAAATTTCACTGGAACCAACACCAGCAATAATTCCTTTTAAATAACCAGAAGCAACAGATGTCGTTCCAACACCAGCAAGAACTCCAGTTAATGCTTGAGTTATACCATATCCAACTGAAACATATGCAGTATTAATACCTGCCAAAGTTTGGTCAGCAAAGTTGTCAATGACACATACTTTTAGCCCTTCTGCCCAGTAACCTGGATTTTTTGCAGCCCAGTAAAATGCAGATGAAGAAGCATATGATTGCTGATAATCATCATAGTTTTCAATTTTAAGTGAAGTCGATGCTACACCAACTCCAGCATTAGAATTATCTAAATTATCTCCAGAACATCTTACTACTCTAAGACTTCCACCGTAAGCCAAAAAGTTTGAAGCAGAATACCAATACTCATAATGGAAATCATTTTTTGATGGTTTACCAAAAACAGAAACAAGTTCATTTTCTGTGGTAATAGTTACTATTTGATTTATTGGACCTTTTTCAAAAGGTGCAGCAATTCCAGCAGATAAAGAAGTTGTATTACTAATCCCACCTCTTGTGAGATCAACTTCTCTAATCTTAATACCTGGAGATGCTAAACTTAAAGCCATTTTGACTCCTCTGTTTCTTCATTTTTCTCTAAAAGTATTTATAAATTTCTCCTTTTACCTATATTCCCACATATATGATCTATCTCCATATTCATCAGCAAACCACACATCACCATCTGAATCCACTTCACCCTCCAATAAAGAATTTAATCCATCGGACAAAAATCCAAAAGGTGCCATGTCCTGTTCAATTTGATTTTTTTGCTCTTCATATAATCTTTTTCTCACATCTTGATCAGTTAATTCTTTAAAATAATCTTGAGCTACAAGCCATGCATAAATTACCAGGCAGATTGCAAGATCATCATTACAACCTTCTTCAGCCTCAAATGAATTATGTTTCTGAATGAAAGTAGTAAGTTCACTAATAATTTCATAATCATTGACAAATAGCTTGTCTTCCTCTATCATGGTCTTTAGATTCATGCACCCAACTTTTTTTACAGTCTTTGACATCTTTAAGCCAAGTTGAGTTTTCTTCCCAGAAAAACCTTGCCCAACTATTTGACCAGCCCTACCTCTCATAGAACACATAAGGAGATTTTGATATTCTAAATCAAATTGAATAATTGATGCCACTTGATCTCCAACATCGTTTACTTCGCATAAAATATACGCATCATTGTATGCTTTCCCTACTTCAACTATAATACTTGGGAAAAGCATTGGCTTTATTTCATTATTTCTATATTTTCCAACAATTTTATGTGGAAATGAAGTAATATCATATACAACAAATGCAGAATAATCAATTCCAACACCTCTTGCAACATCCACTGTTATTAAATAATCTCTACCTTCTATAGGATCTTCATAAATATCAAATCCTTTACTTCTTTTAATAGGATCATCATAGACTAAGGTTTTAAGTTTACTTGGGGCAATTAACGTATCAATAGAACCCAAAAATTCACAACTGTATTCTGCCCTGAATTGTTGCTCTGATGTATTTGCTATTGTTTCTTTTTTCCATTTCTCATCTCTTCCAGGAACTTCAGTCCAATGAACTTCTGTTGGAATATATCCATTCTTTCCTCTTTCTGCCCCATGCCAAAGTTTATAAAAATAGTTCATCCCCTTTGGAGTTTGGTGCCCTAAAAAGTTATTATAAAGAACAGAATGACACCACTTATCATTTTCAATGTCGGGTAAAGACACATCATAAACTTCATTTTGCGATTTTTCTATTTCTTTAATTTTTACCCAGATAATAGATTTACTATCAATATCTTTTAT